ATGCAAAAATTTAGGAATATCGCTGAGGGCTTCTTTATTTTGTTAGCCCTCGCAATTTTCTGTTGTTTCCTTGCCTATGCTTGGCCTGAGCAAAGGTTTGGACTTGCTGCTTGGGTACAAGCTGTGGGCTCTATCGCGGCAATCGGGGGCGTGTTTATGGTCGCAAATAATCAGCACCAGCACGAGCGCCGCTTAGAAGTTGAACGAAGGAATTCGGACGAGCGCAGGAAACTGGCAATTATCAAGGTAATCATGGCAAATATCCGAACCGAAGCCATAAAGGTGCGGACTACTCGCGACCATTGCGGAGCGACTTCGATCCCGTCCGACTTTACTGAAGGCCTGGGGAAGGCAAAAGAACTGCTTGTAGCGCTCCCCGCATTCGAATTCCCGCATGAGTATCTTGTTCTTCTTTCGTATGACATTCAGCAGTTTGCGACAGAGGCTGGTCGCCAGCTTGAAAAGGAACGAGCCGTAGTAGCTTCGCTAAACCGCGCCGAGCTGCTTGAGGGGATCAATCCTGATTTCTACCTTGGCCAGATCATCAGTACGGCGGACGTAGCGATACATGCATGCGACCGTGAGACTGCAAGCCGATCTGCGCCGACGTAGCGGTCGCGCTTTAGCGGGTCGGGCAATACTGTCGAGCGTGCCCTGTTAAACTTTCGCCTTCTGTACCATCACCGTCTAATCCCCCACATTTCTCGGCCCTGCTTTCGCCGCGGCCGCTGCGGAGTCACCGTGTTCATCAAACGCCAGCAGCACCCATCCATCGAGCAGATTCCCGAGGAGGGCCAACTAGAGCCGCACTTGGTGCACTACTTCAGCGACCGGGGCGACCCGTTCAAGTCGGTGCTACCCCTGCTCATCGAGGGCGCCGAGCAGGAGGAAGAGCGCGTTTTCATGGTCGAGTCGCCGCTCAGCGAGGTGGTCGACTTCACGATACAGCTCAACCGGCACCAGGACTTTCCGGATCGGCCGGTGATGGACGAGAAGCACCGCGCCTTCTTCGACGCGGTGAAGCGGGCGCTGCTTGAGGCAGCTGCCAAGGTCGACCAGATCGAATATGCCCGGCTGGATGAGCCGGACGAGGATGGTTGAGCAGGATCAAGGGCAGGACGCTGGCCCCTGCTATCCTGCCGCGATGCATAAGCGAACCGACCGCCTGACCGCGACCCTGGTCGACCTGGCTATCAACCTCTCCCGTTCCCACGGCGCGGCGGCCGGCGCCACCGTGCTGTTCCACCATGGGCTATCGCTCGAGCTCGCCCGCCGGGTGTTGCTCAGGCCGGTGGAACGTCGCGGGCAAGCAGCGCCTGCAGCTCCGCTTCCACCGCCCGCAGCCGCGCCAGCTCCTGCGCACTGATCAGCTGCACCGGCGAGTCGTCGCCCAGGCCGCGGTGGACGGTGGCCACGTGGGTGCTGCCCTGGTCGGTGTGGGCGTGGAGCTCGAGCTTGCTCATTGCGCGTTCACCGCCCGGCAGGCCTCGAAGCGCTCGACGACTCGCTCGTATCGCCGCACGAGTCCTGCAACGTCTGCGGCGTCGCCGAGAATCTCTGCAGCAACCTCGGGCACAATTGCCGGTCCTTCTCCGTCAGCTGCAGGTCCGGCGGCAGCGGATCGATCGCCGCCCTGGGTGGCGGCTGGTACGGCGGGGCAGCGCAGGCTGTCATCGCCAGAGCGCATACGGCGCTGAGCATTCGCAAGATTTTTTGCATGTTCCTCTTTCTGTCGTAGAGCGTCGACATCCTTGGCGCGCAGCTGCGCGCGCAGGTCCGACTCGGTTTTGCGGGCGGCGGCGGTATCGCGTTCGTGCTGGGCCCGACCAGCGGCCATAGCGGCAGCGTGGCCGGCGTGGTACTGCGCGGCGCCGTAGTGGCGCACGCCGAACCAGCCAGCCACCACCAGGGCCACTGCCAGCAGTACGACAGCCGCCAGTCGCTCCAGCGCCATCATGCGGGCACCTGAGCGGCTACGTCATACTGGCTCATCTTCCGGCCCTTCATCACCGCGATCAGCTTGTCGGCGTACGCCGGGTCGGTTGCATAGCCAGCGGCCGCCATGGCGCGCGCCCAGCCTTCGCCGGTAGTCTCGCGGAAGCACTTCGCATAGCGCGGGTTCGCTTTGAGGAAGCGCGCCCGGTCCATGACGCATTCGGCCCAACCGTCATAGGCGCGGAACTTGTCGACCACGAACACGCGCTGGCCCTTGATGACCTCGTGCGTGGGCACGTCAACGGTCTTACCCTTCCAGGCCTTGTCGGCCTTGATGCCGAACAGGTTGTTGCCGCGTACGCGCTCACCCCAGCCCGACTCGAGCGCGGCTTGGGCGATGGTGACGCTGGCCGGGATGCCGGTGGCGCGCTGGCATTCCTGCGCGCCGGGAAGCAGCAGGGCGATGAAGGAAGTCGGCGGCATCACAGCACCTCCTTTGCTTCCTTGACCATGTCCGCCAGATCCGCGTCCTTGCGCTTTTCGAGGTACTTGAACAGCGCGCGCACCAGTCCCCAGGCCGGCAGGCCGCAGGCGAATACCGCGCACAGCAGACCCACCAGGCCGATTGGATCGTTCGCCCAGTGCTGGATCCCGAGGTAGCGGACAAGCGCAGCGCCGCCGCCGATCGAGCCGACCAAGGTGCAGGCCAGGGCCACGCGCCATTCCTTCTCGTCCGTCGGGCGAGTCATGCTCATGACGACGAAGGCCGCCAGCGCGGCGCCGATCGCGCCCATGCCGGCCAAGCCGCCGATGATCTTCCAGCCAGCGGCTGCGCCGGCAGCGCCGGAAATTGGTTCGCTCATTTGATGTACTTTCATGATGTAGTGGTGTTCAGGGTGGTTGCCGCTTATGCCGGGAAGTAGGTCATGATCCCGTCGATGGTTTTCCCGGCCAGCTCGGAATTCGTGACAAGCGAGCCGTCCGCTTTCGTGAAGACCATGGAGTTGTCGCCAGCGTTGGCGATGATTGCGCTTATCGGGAAGCCGACGTCGCTAAACCCAAGCGAGAATCCGCGCAGCACCCGGCCACCTCTGTTCGCCATCGCGAACGGAAGGCCCGTCACCCGAGCGACGGCAGCTGAACCGTTGGGCGGATAGCTGACCCGCATCGACGCGGAAACTACGCTGGTTCTGGTGTAATCGCCGTACGATCCTGCGAGCGACAAGCCCGCGCCGCTACCGTCTTCCGGAGTCCATGTACCGCTCGGGTATTGAAGCGTCGGAAGGCTGTAGTTCACCGGTAGCTGCGCGAACTTCTGCACCGCAGTCGACGGGGTGAAGTTCGTATTCGTGCCGACGACGGCAGCTTTGCCGCCCTGGGATACCTCGAAAGTCGAGTAGCCGTTCCGCAGTTCGTAACCGAAGAATCCCGTTGTCACGTCGTTCTGCAGCTGGAAGCGGCCGCCGCTGTTCTTTAAGACAGAGCCGCTCGAATTGATCAGGTAGCCGACCGTCCCCACATGGTGAATGTCATAGCGGTTGTTATCCGGCGCGTACGAAGCGTCGGGGCTGTAGGTTCCAGGGTCGAGGTCTAGAATCGCGCTCGCATTTCCCGAAAACATGATGTTGCTGAAACTGCAGTTGCGGTGGTTTCCCCGGATAAGCGAAGTCGTAACGACTCCCGGGTGGTTCACAACGTGTCCATCCGACACCATGATGTTTGAAGCCCGCGAGAACTGCATGACGCCTTCGAAGGCGCCGCAGTTGACCGCGTAGAAGTTGCTGAACTGGACGGTGTGCTGTAGGCCGGTCGTGTCGGACAAATTGATCTGCCTGAACATCGTCAGGATGTCGCAGTTGTCCGCCTTGGTGTTCAGGAAGCGGACGCCATAGAACGGGGATGCGTTCACCCCATCCCGCAGGCAGCTCCAGGCAATGAAGCAGTTCGATGCGCTCGTGCCATCGATCAGAATGTCCTCGCCAGTTCCGTCCTCGATCTGCACGGCCTTGCCACCGTCATTCGGAGAACCGATGGTCACGAAGTCCTGGCCGCGCGCGCAATTCACGATCCGGCCGCCCAGCACTCGGATATGGTTTCCGGAGATAATGCCGATGCCGTTTTGCCCCGACCCGCCCGCGTAGATGCCGCTGCCGTCGATTAGCGGATTCTCGATCAGGACGTTGCTGCCCTCAATGATCAAGATTCCACCGATGGTCGTGTAATCGGCCAGCTTGATCGTCCCTTCGAATTTCATCCGCACGTTCGACCCAACCGTCAGGTAGTCGTCGATCAAGTACGGCGTCGAGCGATAGGGAATGAGGACGGTACCGCCGCCGCGCAGCGAGGCCGCATCGAGGGCGGCTTGGATCGCCTTCCTCCAGGACTCGAAGGTTGGCGTGTAGTGGCTATGACCATCGCCTGGGTCCTTCGCGCCAGCATTGAATAGCAGCGCTCCGAAATCCTGTGGCGTGAGCGGAGCCTCTCGAAGCTTGTCGAACACCGTACGCTTAAGCGCGTTGGCTCCAGCCTGGATGAAGCCAAGCAGCGCAGAACCAATCGCGTCCGCCAGAACCGTTAACTTCGCATACAAGCCAAGGGTAGGCTGAAGTGAGACGACGTTTGCCGCGCCGCTAATGTTGTCCACAGGCCATCCGGGCTGGGTGACGCCGAGCGAGCTTTTCAACAGGAACTTGTAGCTCTTTTCCGGGTCCAGCCACAGCACGCACGACCCGGTCGAATCGAGCGTGATGGTGGTCGGGTTGGCGATCGTCAGGTCCTGGTCCTGGTAAGTCGGCTCGGGTGTGGTGGTGCCCGCCAGGTAGGTGGTCAGTTTCCCGCCGGCGAGCGGCAGGCCGAGCGCGTTCGAGAACTGGATCCGGGGAATGGTCGCAATAACGCCAGTCATGGTTGCCTTCGGTTCTGCCCGGTCGGCGCCGGGCTTGGACATAAAAAAAGCCCGCCGGGTGAAAGGCGGGCCGTGGATGCTGCGGGTGCTGCTGTTATCGCGGAATCTGCTGCACTGGCAACGCCGGTGTCATCAGGGTGGAGCTGACATTTCCCCCCAGCACGCCGACGCGGTTCGACAGCAGCATGTTGCGACTGTTGATGCTCTGGATCAGCGGTGCGAGACTGTTGAGGGTGTGCGCGCCCTCCCCTCCGCGGGACAGCAGCATGTTGCCCATCTGGTCGCGCACGGCCTGCGGTAGCGCCACGCGGTTCCAGACATTCTTGGCGGATCCCAGCGCCGTCAGCAAGTTGCCGGTCTTGGCAGCGCCGACCGCGGCGCCCGCTTCCGTCAGGGCCGCCATGTCGAGGTCACCCATGCCGGCTTGCCGGGCTGCGGTCTGCGAGCCGGCGCCGACACTCTGCAGGCGCTTGAGCTGCGCTTCCTTGGCCACGCTCGAGGCGAACTGACGATAGGCGCGCTCGCTGCCGAAAATCGCCTGCAACTTTTCCTTGGTAGCCGGCTCCTTCCACATGTTCATGATGTTGGTCTGGCCGCCCTGGGTGCCGAGTTTCGCGCGCAGGCCTTCGAAAGCGCCGATGCGGAAGGCCTGCAGCTCGTTGTCGGACATTCCCCGCATCATGCTGAGGATGCTTCCCTCGTCGCGGTTGATCGCCATCTGGCCGGCTTTGCCCGCATCGATCAGCCGGGACGGCTCCGCGAAGGCCTCCCGGGCTTTCCGATACAGCGACTCGCCGGTCTGGCGGTTCGTCGTCGCGTCGTCCAGCGCACCGATCAGCCGCGTCTTCAGGGCCTGGTAGGCGAGCCCGACCGGGGTCAGCGTTCCATCCTGGTTCAGGGCCTTGCGGCTGGCCAGTACCTGGTCGATACCCTGCTTCACATGGTCGAGGTCGCCCATGTTCCAGCGGGACGGTGCCGAGCTGTCGAGCGTGAACGGCATCTGGCGCGCAGTGGCGATCTCGCGGCCGATCTTGGTCGCGCCCAGATCGTCGGCGGCCTTCACGATGTCGGCCAGGTCTGGGCTCGGGGTGATGTCCGTCTGCCGCAGCTGGTTGTACAGCGGCGTCGAATCACGCTGGCGGCGCGCGATCAGCGAATCCACCGTGGACGGCAAGCGCTGGCCTTGCGTGTCGAGCGCTTCCTCGGCGGCCGCACGCATGCGGTAGCCGACGCCGGCCGTGCGCCGGTGAAGCATGTTGTAGGCCTGTTCCTTCGTCCGGCCGGGGAGCGTCGCCAGGGTGTCGAGCAGCTGGTTCGTGTTGCGGCCGCCGGCGTCGGCCAGGACCGCTTCGTCGCCGAGCTTGGAAAAGCGAGCTGCCATCTGGCTCAACGGATTAATGTGGCCGCCGGTGGCCAGCGTACCGCGGGCGTCGCGCGAGAACGCTTCGGCGATCTTCTGTTTGGCGAAGTCAGCGGCACGGGTCTTAGAGAAGCGCTGCGCAATGTTGCCGGACACGGCGCCGGCCGTGGCGATCGCCGGGGTGCTGAGCCCGCCAGTGAGCGCACCCGTGCCCGCAGCCACAGCACCGTCGGCCAGCATACCGCCGAAAGTATCGGCATTCGACCCAGTAGCACCAGACACGCCGCCGTAAGCCGCGCCCGCGCCAGCGGCGAGGCCGGCGCGGGGCAGGATGCCGGCAACGCCTTTGGCGGCGGTCGCGGAGAGAGCTGCTTTTGGCAGCAGGCCACCGACCGGCAGGGTCGCCACGATGCCGCCGGCCACCTCGCCAGTCGCGTTCATCAGCGGGCTCGCGGCCTTGTATGGGGCGTTGGCCCGGGCTGCGTCTGCCTTACGCTCGTCCGCATCGTCGCCGACCCACCGGGCGAGCCGGCCCAGCGACGAATTCGGCGTCTTCCCAGGCAGGATATCGTCCATGGCAGCCAGCCCCTTGCCGAACAAGCGCTGCGCGCCGAACACGACATTGCTGAAGCCAAGGCCGGCGCCTGCCGCGGCGCCCTTGACGCCGTCGGTGAAGGTGTTGCCGACTGCTGCCGACGCGGGCGCGGTCGCGGGCACAGGGGGCTGGGCCGACCTCACGCGGCGCAGCTCAGCCGCCAGTGCGCGCGCAGCTGCAGTATCGCCAGCGGCGTCCGCCTTGACGAGTGCGGCACTCAGTTGTTCGATGGTCGCCATAGTTATTTGTACTTTTCAAGAAGTGCGTCGATGTTGAGCTCAGCTGCATCCGCCCCACCAGCATCGCCTTTAGGCGCCGCCCTGCCAGCTGCAATCTCGGCCGCCTTGATCACGCTGCTCAGTCGCGCCTGCTTGTCCTTGATCGTCGCGTCGGTGTCGCCGATCTGCGGGAAGTACGACTTCCGATAGCCTTCAAGCTGTTCGCGGGTGTAGGCGGCGCCGGTGCCGAGCGTCAGGGCAGCGTCGAGGATGTCCAGCTGGGCGGCCTCGACCCGCTGGCGCGCCGAGCTGGTCGCGGCACTGTTTGCCAGGGCTTCAGCCCCCACGACGCGAAGGCCGTTTGCCGCCAGCCCCGGTTTCGCAGCCCCTGGGTCGTCATTCAGCGCTGCGGCGAGCTGTTGTCGCGAGCTGGTGAGCCTGGTGAGCAAGGTGGCCGCCTTGCGTTCACCTTCGGTAGTCACCGCGTGCTTGTCAGCCGGCCCGCCTGCGATTGCAACCAGGTTTCCTTCTGGCGTCCAGCGGTATCCTGCGGGCGGCCTGCCCGCAGCATTCTGTTCGCGCGCACGGCGGTCTGCGGCGGCGCGGTCTGCGGCAGCGCGCCGGTCGGCCGCCACGCTGTCCGGGCTCTGCGTGTTCACGGCGGTGTGCAGTACCTTTGACTTCCCGGTAACCGGGTCGACTCCCAGGGTCTGTGTTGTGGCGCCAAGGTTGTTGGTACGCACGTTGTCGAGCTGCTTGTCCGCGTCGAGAATGGAGCGATAGGCCTGCTCAGCGTACATGCCGATCTTCGAGGGATCGGCCTGCGCGCCAGTTCGGTACCGCTCGACCATCTCGGCCGGCATGATCCCCTCCTGAGCCAAGTAGTCGAGCGTGCCCATTGCATTCTCGAGCGTCGGGTTCCTGACCACACCGGCGAAGGCCTGGCCGGCCATGGTCAGCTTTTCCTTCTTGACGCTCCATTCGCGTTGGTTCGCTTCGGACTCGATCTTCCGCCGGTTCCCGATGCTCGTTTCCAACTTGTCGGCCTCGTCGAAGAAGCCGCCGCTGCGCATCGCCTTGACGCGACCGTCATCGGTAGTGTCGCCAGGAAGGCCCTGCACGAGTTCGAGCAGCTTGTTCCCGCGCGCCTTCGTGCGCTGGTACTCGTCGAGCTTGGCCTGGCCGAGCTGGGTTTCCTGCTGCATGCCCTGCACGCGCAGCACCTGTGCCAAGGCGTTCACAGGAGAATCGATCTGGATCGGACGGATGCCGCCGATGATGCTTGGGTCGAGTGCCATTTATACAACTCCTTCCTTTTTCTTGAGCAGCTCGAGCAGCTGGTTCTGCTGCATTCCGTTGATGGCCGTACCGAGACCGTTGTTGATCGCGTTCGCCGTATTGACATAGCCTGACGCCCGCGCGTTGCCGGCGCCAGTGATGTTCTGGCCTGCTGTTGCAGAGTACGTGCCCAGAATATTGCCGGCGCTGTTCGCGTACTGCTGCCCAGCACCGCCTGCCGTGGTCGACGCGACCTGGCCGGAGCCGGCCAGCGACAGCAGCGGGTTCATCTTGTTGCTGCGGTTCGTGTTGAACCTGTCGAATGCCGACTGGTATTCCTGGGATGCGAGACCTTGCGAGAAGCGCGCCGTGTCCTTCAGCGCGGCGCCGGACAGCAGGCCGCCGCGCGCCGCGGCGCTACGCTCCAGCGCCTGCTGGCCCTGGTAGATGCGGAACTGGTGGCCCGGGTCGGCCTGGTAGTCGGCCATGCTGAAGTCGCGCATCAGCGAACCGTTGTCGGCGCCACCTGGGGACAGCCCGAGCAACTGCATCAGCCTGTTGCGCGAGGTATTGCCGGCGTCGATCGACGGCTGAAGCAGCTCGACATTCTTGTCGAACATCTTCTCCTGCAGGGCGAGTTGCTGCCCGCTGGTCCGTTCCGCTACCGCATTTGCGTCGGCGGCCGCCTGCTGCTGGGCCTTCGCCGCCTTGTTGCCGCCGATAATCGATGCACCAGCACCCACAATCGCGCTTCCGAGAAGTGCTGTTCCGGTTGCAACTGCCATTATTTTAACTCCTTGATGTATGAATGCTCGGACGGGCGGTACCCGCAGCGCTGGTAGATTTTCCCGACGCGCCATGCATCGACCGCATCGAGCGCGATCATCGTGAAGCTCTTGCAGCCCTGCGCCCGCGCCCATGCCTCGAGCTCGGCGAAAAGGCGAATGCCGACCTGGCCGCCACGGTGCTCGGGATCCAGCCACCAGAAAACTTCCTGGCCGGTCTTGTGGCTCGCATCGAAGTAGAACGGGTACGCCAGCGCGCCGGCGGCGCCGACCACCTGGCCGTCGATCTCCGCTACCAGGCAGACAGCGTTGTCGGTCATCAGCTGGTCGACGGTTCTGCGAAACGACTCCTCGTCGAACCGGGCGATATCGGCGTAGCCTGACGCGGCGAAGAACTTGCGCCCCATGCTGAGCAGCGCGCCGAGATCGCTGAGCGCGGCGCGCCGGATCATGGGTTCGTCTCGTACGCCGACACGACGATGTCGAGCGCGCCGGCGGCGTCGGCCAAACCGGCCAACACGCCGCCCGCCTCGAGCGTCTGCCCGATCGCACCGTGCACGACGCGGGTCTCGCCGGCGCCGACGCCCATGCCGAACGCAATGTTGCGCGCGGTTCCGCCGGCGGCCTGCACGGTCAGCGTCACGGTCCGGGCATTGCCGGTCTTGTTCGTGACCGAGCAGGCCGAGATCGTGGTCTTCGTGTTTGCCGGCGCCGTGTACAGCGCTGCCGAAGCGGCGCCGAGTTCAGCAACAGCGATTTGCTTTGGAAGTCTTTGCATTTAAACCACCTGGGTAATGATGCCGTTGGAGACAGTCACCGTCTTGCCGGTGAAGCTGCCCGTGAAATTCGCGCCCTTGTTCTCGGTGGCGATGGTGCCGAGGCCTGTGACCTGGTCGCGTTCGACCTGGATCCGGACAGCCTGGGCCATGGTCAGCCGGCCCTGCTGGTCGACCGTGAACCTGGCCACGTTTGCGGCGTTGCCGTAGGTGCCCGGCTCCACATTCGTATCCTTCAGCGAGAAGCGGTAGTCCACCAGCTGCAGACCAGCGCCGGGGCGGTAGTCAGGCTGCTGCTGCACCGGCGGCACGCTGTCGGCCGCCGGGCCGATCGGCTGCAGCAGGATCTCGGGCAGTGCGCCAGGCGCCGGCAGCGGCTGTTCGACGCTGGGCGGCATGCCGGCCGCATCGCCGGCCGCGACGGCCGCGAACACGTCGGCGCCGTTGTCGCCCAGCGCGCCGCCAACACGCGTGACCAGCACCTCGAGCATGCGCACCGCCTCCGGCGTCAGGGTGCCGTCCGCGTTCACGAAGCGGATGTGGGCGGGCCACAGGTTCAGGATGCTCATGCGATTCCTACTTCGCCGTCGACCACGGCACCGAACACTGCGAACTTGACCGGGTCCGTCATGCTGATCTCCCAGACACGGTTGCGGCCCGAGCCCAAGCGTGTGAAGCGTGCGCGCGCGCCGTACTGGCCGGTGCCGCCGACGGTCGCCGTGCGCTCCGGGCTCCAGGTGTGGCCGCCGTCGTTCGAGTAGCGCAACATCAGCAGCGGGTCGCTCCCCTGCCCCGTCGCGATCCCGACGCCGGTCTCCATGTCCACCTGCAGGGACTGGTAGAACACTCGCTGCTGCATGCTCTCGGCAGTCGTGGTGCGGCGCAGCCGCAGAATCGGCGCACCGTCATCGGTATAGGCATTGAGGTCGAGCGCGTACACGTTGCCGTTCTCAAAGTCGCCCACCAGGTGCTCGCCGTGCGCGAACACGCAGCAATTCGCGCGCCAGCGCGTCAGCACGCCGGTATCCGGGTTCCGCCATGCCCGCTCTTGCCACAGCTGGGTCGATGCATCGTAGTGCCAGGTTGCTCCGGCAGTCGGAAAGGTCAGAATGTAGAAGATGTGCCCTTCCTGCTGGTAGGTGAAGGCGATCGCGTCGGAGACCGTCTCGTAGCCGCCCAGGGCTTTCTCCATGGCGTGGGTGGAGATGCGCACCGGCGTGTAGCCATCGGCGCGCCACACAATGCCGGTGCCCTTGTCGTCGGCGCCGAGCCAGAACACGGTGTTATCGGCCTTGGCCACGGTGCCGGCCGCCGCGCAGCCGTGCTCGACGAAGACGTTGCCGGCGCGCTGGAAGGGAAAGTCGGCGTTGCCGGTGTTGATCCATACCTCTGCGGACAGCTCGCCGAATAGCCACACCTCGCGGTGGTCGCTGATGATGCCGATCGTGTTGTCGGGCGAGCCCTCCGCCGAGGCGAAGTCCAGCCCGTTCCAGCCGGCGCCGTCGTTCGGGCGCTCATTGATGTAGAACTTGCCGGTGCCGTCGCCGGCCACCAGGAAGAAGCCGTCCTGGTAGGTGGCACGGCGCACGCCCTTCGGGAATTCGGGATCGCTGATGTGGATAAGTTCGGCGGCGGCCACGTCGACCAGCCAGCCGGCCGCGCCGTCCACGATCAGGATCTGCTGGCCATTCGACGTGATCCCCACCTCGCCAGTGTAGGTGCCGAGCGTGCCCAGTGCGGTGAAGCTGAAGTCGGCCGCCACGCGGTAGACCGTATTGCCGGACACCCACCAGCTGTAGCCGCCCTCGCGGATCGCGCCGCGCACCGGACCGGTCGGGAAGCTTAGCTTGCGCACGGTGCCGGGCGTGCCGTACAGCGCCGCCGGCGCGCGCGGGCTGTTGTTGTCCAGCTCAATGTAGCAGTTCAGCGTGCGCTGGGCGTCGGCGTTCAGGCTGCGGGCCTGGTAGGACGGGCCGACGAAAGGCAGTTTCGTGCGCATGGATGGCTCGTTTCAAGAGTTATTCGTACCGGTAGACCCGGTTCCCCAGCAGCGGATACGGGGTCTCCAGTTGCGGGATCACCAGGTTGCTGCGCTTCAGGGTCTTGCGGGTCTGCGCCGCCAGGCGGACGATGTCGCCGCGCACCGGCATGGAGAACGTCGTCATCAGCCGCTCGGCCAGTGAGTAGCGCAGCGCGCCGTCGTAGATCGGCGGCAGGTTCAGCGGCTCGGCCAGGTCGGCCAGAGCGGCCAGCACGTAGGGCTCCTTCGGGACGAATGCCGGCAGCACCTGCCAGTCCGCGATCAGCTGGTTCAGCGCCGACAGCGCGTCGGCGGCGTCCTCGCCGGATGCCGCCTCGCCCGGCCCGATCACGCCCACGTCCTTCAGGGCCTGGTCGATGATCTCGCCGGCGGTGCTCATTCAGGCGCCTTGTCGTCCTGCGCCGCAGGCGCGCCGTCGCCCTTCGGCTTGTCGTCGGTTTCGGGCTGCTTCGCGCCCTTGCCCTTCGGCTTGTCGTCGGTTTCGGGCTCGCCGATCATCTTGAAGCCGGCCTTGCGCTTCGTCGCTTCTTCCTTGCCGTCGCTGACGATGATGTGCTCGGCGGCCTGGTCGCCGCCCTTGTACAGGGCCTTCGGGTATTCCTGGACTTCCATGTTCTTCTCCGGTAGTCCGCCCTGCTCACGGCAGGACGGACGGGTTGAGGGATTACTCGGTGATGCGCACCGAGTGGTCGGGGCGGACCGCCGCGAAGCCGTACAGCACGTCGATACGGGTCGATTCGGTGTCGGACTGGCCGTTGCCGAAGGTCATGACGCGCACCGAGAAGCCATTCACCGACGCGGTGTAGCCTTCGCACGAAGCCAGGATCGGCAGCGGCGCGAATGCGGCAGTGAAAGCGTCCTTGTGGAAGCCCAGCTGCTGGCGGTAAGCAGTCGAAGCCGAACCGACCAGCGACACGGGCTGGCCATTGGCCGGCAGAGCCGACACGTTGCCGACTTGCGCTGCGGTCGTGGCCTTCAGCTCCGGATAGATGCTGATTGCGCCGGTGGCGCCGCCAGCGGTGAAGTCGGCGGTAACCACGAATTGGCGGAGCTTGCCGTTCGAGACGCCCAGGATCGGGTGCACAGCGAACACGCCAGGGATCGTGAACACGGTTCCCTTCAGGATGGTCCAGCCGCCGGTCAGGTTGCCGATGTTCAGCGTGTTGCCGGTCTGGCCAGCGCCGTTCACGGTGAAACCAGTGGCGGTACCGTTGGCGAACACCGGCAGCGACTGGTTCTCGAACATGTCGAAGTTCTGCGCGCGGGTAATGTAGCCTTCCTTGAACGCCTTGTTGCCGGTGTCGGTCGGGTTCTGCTGGTTCTTGATCGCATCGGCCAGTTCGTTGCTCGCGTCGGAGCTGAGCAGTACGGTGCGATCGCCGCCCGGCGCGAGGAAGCGCTCGAGCGAGCTACGCGCCTGGCCGTAGGTCTTGAAGGTGTTCGGCAGGGTGCCGGGCGTGCCGACCACGTTCGGGGTGGCCAGCACGGCGCGCTGGATCAGGTCCGCCTGCACCACCGAGGCCAGCGAGTTCATCGCTGGCTTCAGGAAGCGGGTCTTGAAGTCGCTGATCGACAGCGCCTTCTCCTTGGCGGTGAAGGTCAGCGGCACGTGCTTCTGGGTGGCCAGCTGCAGGGTGACCTTCTCTTCTTTCTGGTTGGGCGCATCGCCGCCGCCGGCGAAGTTCGCGCCGTCGTAGACGGTCGGCACCGGCGGGACGCCGATATCGACCTTGTCGCCCTTGCGATAGCCGCTCGGCTGGGCCTTGAATTCTTCTTCACGGCCGCGGTTGATGTTGGAGAGGAAGTTTGCTTCCTCGGAAAGCATGGCCGCGGCTTCGCGGGCCAGCATCTGGTGGGTCAGGATCTGGTTTTGGGTAGGCATGATTCACATTCCTATTTGCGGTTTTTCATGTGCACACGCTCGTACCACTCGGCGTCGCTCATGCGCGACGTGTCGCCGACGTCGGTCGACGTGGCGGAGCCGATGGGTGCGATCGGTGCGGGTGCTTTGCTGACAGGTTTCGGCGCAGGAGCCTGGCTCAGCTTGAATTCCAGGCGGGTCAGCTCGCGCGCCATCTGCACAGGAGGAAGCGTCAGCAGGCGCGCGGTTTCGTCGAGGTCAGTGCCCAGGTGGTGGAGCAGCTTCGCTCCGGCATCGGACGAGGTGGCCAGCTCGAGGAGTTCCCGGCTGACGCCCAACATCTGAAGATTCGCGACGGACTGGTCGAAATCGGGGAACGCCGACTTGCCGTCGCTGTAGACCTTGTTGCACTGCTCGGTGAAGCGCTGCTCGGCCAGCATGCGGGTGGCTTCCTGCTGTGCCAGGGTGCGGATGTCGACCTGCGACGACGGATCGAATTCGTCGTCGGGCTGCGAGCCCGGCTGCTGGTACTGCGCGAGCTGCTGCTGGTAGCGCAGGGCCTGCTGCTGGGCCTCATCGGCACGGCGGCGTTCTTCGTGCCGCGCCCGGGTCAGCTCGTCGATGCGGGTCTGGAACCAGGGCGTGCGCTTCGGTTCCTGCTGCTCGCCTTGCTGGCCCTGCTCGCCCTGCTGTTGCGCTTCCTGCTGCTGTTGCTGCTCTTGCCCGGCGGTCGCGTCCGTGCGGTTTTGCTGCTCGACCTGGTGTGCACCCTGTTCGGCGTTGGGCGCCGGCGACGGGAGGCCGCTTTCGGTGGTGTCAGTGCTCATGGTTTCCCAAGTGGATTGAAGCCCCGTCGAGCCGGACGGGTACGGTACTGCCGGGTTACTGCGGTTCAGGCAAAGAAAAACCCGCGCTCGGCGGGTTCTCTTCGTATTGCTGTTGTGCTTCCGGTGGCGGAGGTGCTGCCGGTGGCGGGCCAGGCTCGCCATTTCCTTGCGTCAGCGGCGCCTCGTTGACCAGCTCGAGCCCGAAATCCTGCGCGATCACTTGCGCGATCTGCTGGGGCATCTGCGGGTAGATGATCTTCAGGCGCTCTGTCTCGGCGCGGTACTGGTCGAGGTACAGCTTCCGCTCATCCACTTCCCTTCCGTCGTGCAGCTGGTTGTACTGCTGGCCCAGCGCTTGCAGCTGGGCCTCGGTCTGCTCCAGCTTCTGCTGCAGCTGCTGCATTTCCGGCGTCGGCGCGTTCTTGTCCTTGATGTTCGGCGGCAGAGCCTTCTCGAAGCGCTCTGCCAGCTCCTCGGCCATCGGGAAGTCCGCGGCCTTCATCACCAGGTCACCCGCCACCTGCATCACCTGCGGGTTGCGGCCGGCCAGGTCGGTCAGGGCGTAGAACGCTTCCTGGCGGCGCGTGCTGTAGCTCGGGCCCGAACCGACTCGCACATCGTAGCGGCCGATCGACGGGTTGAAGATCCGCTTGATCTCGTTCGTCATCGGATCCTGCTCTTCGCGGTACGCGACCTTCATGGACGGGTCGATCTGCACCTCGTCGTCCTTGCCGTCCTCGCCCAGCATGCGGGCGATGCGCGGCGTGTCGTAGATCTTCGGGATCAGGTCGACCAGGATCTTGCCAGTGTAGCGGATCGCGCGCGCCACGTTGTCACGGAAGTGGAAGGTGGCCGTGTCGCCCTTCTGCTGCTGGGCCAGCTCCTGGCGGCCGGACGTCGCGTTGCCGCTGCGCCCGAGCGAGGAGTCGTACTGCCCGCTGGCCATCTTCAGTTCTTCGGCCGCTACCTGCATGCCGCTCATGTACATGGGCGCTGCGACGGGCGGCTGCTGGCGCACCGGCATCGGGATCGCGTTGCCGTCGCCGTCGAAGGCGTTGTATGGCAGGTACGGCTGGTTCGACTTGTTGATGTTGTTCCAGTATTCCTCGTAGCCCTCGATGGCCTCGGCCGGCGCCAGGTAGGGCTGTTTGCCCTGCAGCGCGCCGAACTCCACCCCGGCGCTGGTCCAGTAGTTGTACATGCGCTGGGCGTCCTTCATACCGCGCGTGTGCCCCTTGCGGTCGATCTCGCCGTCGATCTCGAGCTCCTCGCCCACGACCTTGACGATCGGGATGTAGCGTCCGGCCAGTTCACGGCTATCCAGCTGCTCGCCGTCGCCGCCCAGCTTGTACCAGGTCAGCTTCGCGCGCTTGACTGGCCGCTTGCGCAGATCGTTGCGCAGCTTGTAGCGGGCCTGGTCTTCGGGCGAGAGCTTCGACCACAGGACCGTGGCGCCGTCGTCGCCGACAATCAGCGTGTCTTCCTCGTCGGTGATCAGGAAGTACTCGCACTCGCGCACCGTATCCCGGGTCACCCAGCCAGCGCTGTCAAGCGCATCCCAGTCCGCCGGGTTGACGTTCGGATAGCGCCGCAGGAACTCGTCGCGCGGCACGTCGTTGAAGATCCAGCCCTCGCGCGCGTCGGAAGCGTCCGCCTCGTTGTGGTCGCCCAGGACCACGTTCAGCGGGTTCTTGATGCGACGGATGAAGATTTCCTGATCGAAGCTGTCGTCGCTCGCGTAGTCGGTGACCACGCGCCAGTAGCCCACGCCGGCGTCCACCTGGTGCTCGGTCGCGGTCTCGTAGGCCGAGTCGGCGTCGCTGTTCGCCTCGATGTGCCGGATGATCCCGTTCAGGATCTGCGCGGTCTTCTTGTCGGCGCCGCCGTCGACCGGGAACACCCGTACCGCAGGCTTGTTCTGGCGCGCCTCGTTCGTGATCTGGCGGTTGTGCTGCTTCGTCTTGTTGATCGTCAGGGCCGGGCGGGCGCCGTTCGGGTCGTTCATTCGCGCCTTCAGCAGCGCGGCGTCCCATTGGTAACCGTTGTCCGGGTCGGCGTTGGCGAACTTGTAGTCGGCCTTCCAGCGATCGCGCGCGTTCTGCTCGCGCTCGAGCGCGCTGGCCAGGCCCTTCTTGCAACGATCGATGATTTTTTGGTCTGCTTTTGGCATTTATCCCATCCAGCCGGTCGCGCCGGTGTTCAAAGCTGGTCGCAGTTTTGCGCCCAGGGCCTTTGGTTTCTTCTTGTCCCTGACCATGAAGGCCATCATCAGCGAGTCGGCCATGTTCGGCGACGGGATCTTCCTGGCGCGCATCTCGTCCTTGCTCACCAGCTGGATCATCTTCGAGCCCGCGGTGCGCTTCCGCTGCTGGCGTACCAGCTCGGTCTTGAGCTGCTGCAGGTCCTTGATGTTGCCGGACAGGCTGATCATGGTGGCGGGGTCGTGATACTCCCCCTTGACCACCGCTTCGTAGGTGCGGCGGAACCGGTCGGCCAGCAGCCACCAGCCCATGGCGCGCAGGTTACGGAAGACGTCCTCATTCTGGCGGTCGTCCTCATACTTGCCGGGCCAGGGCGAGTCGCCGGCGCCGAAGCCCTGCACGTCGACGTTGCGGCTGGCGATGCGTTCCTTCAGCCCGACCTTCACGCCGGCGCCGACGCCGATGTTGTCGTACACAATGATGTCGGCCCGGTAGTCGAAGGCGTCGTCGAAGGCGCGGGTGATCGCGTCGTCGATATCGCCCTCGGTCCAGCGCTTCACGTCCTCGACCAGCACGCCGTAGCGCTTCGTCACCGCCTTGGCGTCGCTGCCGCTGTCCGCCGGGTCAAAGCCCAGCACGCGGTCGCCGCGCGGCTTGAAGTTGAGCTTCTTGTGGGCGTCGATCGCGGCGTCGACCCATTCCGGCTCGATCACCGAGTCGGCGTAGTCGGCGTTGCACTCGCCTTCCCACACGTGCAGGTACTTCTTGAAGTTGGCCGCCTTGTCGCGCTCCATCTCGATGCGCAGCACGTCGGGGAACTTCGGGTTGTCCCGGTAGGACACCTTGCGCACGTAGGTGTAGTCGTCCTCATAGACGCCCGGCCGGCCAGCGGCGATCTCGGCGTTGATGTGGTCGATGTACGGCAGTACGAAGCGCGTGTAGGTCGGCGCGTCTACCTCGTTCGGGTTGAAGCTGATCCAGATCTCGGAGTCGGCCTCGCGGATCGTCGGGATCAGCACTTTCCAGCTGTTCTCGCTGACGTTTTCCGCCTCTTCCACCCAGACGACGTTGTAGCCGAACTTGGACTTGATCGAGGTGATGTTGCGCGCCAGGCCGACGAACTTCGCGCAGGATCCGTTGCGGCCGTAGATGCCGTCGTTCTGCACCTTGAAGAAGTCGCCCAGGCCCAGCTTCTCGATCTTCGCCTCGAGCACGGCCTTGCTGGATTCGTCGATCGAGTTCATGAACTCGCGCGCGCACAGCAGTTTCGTGCCGTACTGCCACATCATCCACACCAGGATCTCGGCGATTTCCTCGGTCTTGGCGCCGCCGCGGCCGCCGAATGGCACCTTGATCCGCTTCGGGTACAGCAGGAATTCAAAGGCCTCGAAGAGCTCGATCTCCAGCGGCTGCTCAAGTACGTTGCTCATGTCGGTCTAACAATCTTGAATACGGTGCCGCGCGCCGGGTTTGCCGGGCTGGCCTGCTCGGTGTCGCGCTTGTTCAGGTCCTCGATCGTTTCCTTGTTCGCCTTCAGCAGGTTCAGGCCGATCTCGCTGGCGTCGTTCGCCATCTTGGTCAGCGCGGCGATGTTCGTCAGCGCCTCGCGGCTCTTGTCGGTCAGCGGAGCCGCGTCGTCGATCTCGGCCGCCTTGTTGTGCGCGATGCCGGAGAGGCGGTGCGCGGTGGCGGCGCCGAAGCGCGCGGCGCCTGCCAGGTGCTCGCTGATCGCTTTCAGGTCGTCGGCGAGCGAACGTGCGGCTATTTGTTCGGAAATGTTCAGCTTGGAGAGCGCGCGCTCGGCTGCAACTATTTGATTTGCTGCGTCTTTTACGTTTTGGACCCGTTCAGAAAAACGGCCCGAAATCGTGGACTTGCTGACCCCGAACTCGCGCGCCAAGGCAGATGACGATTCTCCTTGCAGCAGCCGCTTACCGATCGCCTCCCATTGCGCTTCCGTCAATTTGGATTGGCGTCCCATGGCGGTCTACCCGTGCACTGTGCGCTTGAGCGCGTTTCGGTTCTGCTCTACCTGGACGAGGATCATCAGCCAGGCGCGTTCTGCTGCGATGCTCATGCGCATGGCGTACCTCATGAATAAAAAAGCCGCCGGCGCATCAGTGCGCGGGCGGCGGAACTCTGACCGGGATCAGGGGAGGAGACAATCGAGCCGGTTACAGCGTCCGGCGACGTGGCGCGCCTGGGTGCGCTCGTCTGCTCTGGCCGGTGCCAGATCAGGGTTCAGTAAATGGCGACGGCGTGGCGGCCATGAGAACGATGTATTATAGAAATCCCACTACTTTTAGTTAGGAGTTACCTTGTCATTCAATCGCACTGGCGCGATCGACCGCGCGCTCGAACTGGTCAAAGCAGGTCTGGAAGGTGGAACTATCAAGCTGCAAGGCTCCAGCAACTACGAGGAGAACAACGGCCAGCAACTGGCTTACGACAGCGCTTACCTCAACGGCCTGATCAATTCGGTCGTCGAAAACTTGCTGGACCTGAACAAGCGCGGATAACACCAGATCGGCGCGAAAAGCAAAAAAGCCCGCTGACTTGGCGGGCTTTTGCTTTTCTCTAGACGTGCGAAACCGCCCAGTGACCGAACTCTACAAGAAATAAAGCCTCGTTGCAACGTTCTTGCGCAGCTTCTGCTCCAGGTCGTCGCGCGCGGCCGTCAGCGTAATGGCAAAGTCCGCATTCGGGAACCGCCAGGCGGTGGCAATTCCCTGACTCTTGTAGATGGCCCAGCGGTGCAGCGTGGTCAGGCTGTCGACCATGGCGTTGACGGCCTCGCCCATCTTCAGGTCGGCGGCGCGCTGCGCATCGTGCACGCTCACCTCGGCCTCGGCGTCGCTCGCCAGCTTCATGCCGCCAGCGCCCAGGTCTCGGTCATCCGTACGCATGAAGTCGACCCAGCACGCCAGCAGCTGGGCATACGGGTCGGGCCGGTCGAATGCAGGTTGCGCAACTTCCGCGCGGCGGGCGCGGCGCGCAGTCGGTGCGAGGAAGGTGTCGAGGGTTGCAGTGGCGGCCATGGCGATCTCCTGTTGAGCTACCCGGCCATGTTAACTTGTGCCAGCTGGAAATTTCCGGCAGTCATCGAATGATTTTTGCGGCACCGCCCGACAGCGTGGCCGGGCGGCGACACTGCGGCGGTCAGGCCGCTGCCAGCACGGTGAAAGCCTCGATTCGGTCACCCAGGATTCGCGAATAGTCGACCATTGCCGCGTGCTGCGCGTGCAGCCGGCCCTGCTCGCTATCGTCCAGCTGTGCGAATGTGGCAGTGTCGAAGAATGCTTCCAGCTTCTGCTTCCGCTCATCCAGATCGCGCTTTTCTTCGACGACGCGCTGCTGGTGCGGTGGCAGGCCGGCGCCGGCCGGCGCGCGCGGGCGAACCTGCTCAGTAGTGGTCGGGTTGCCAATCTCAGCCTTCGGGGCGTCGAGGGCTGCGCGCACGAAACAGTCCTTCGCCTCCAGCAGCTTGCGCATCCCGGCCGACTTCTCCGCGCCGTCGACGAGCTGCCGCTCAAGCTGCTCGGCAAGCTCGCCGATCGGCTTGCTGACGACCTGCAGGTGCGCGGGCAAGTGGGCAAAGGCAAAGTACTTGATGGTGGTGGTGCTCATGAGATTCTCCTTGTGAGTGAGCGGTGCCCGGCGCGCGACCGGGCTGATGGTAGATATGGCTACAGGGCCAGGCCGTTCAGCAGGGCTTCGAGGCGGTCGCAGGCGCTGTCGGTACGGCTCTCGAAGCCGCGGATCGCGTCGCCCAGCGGCGACAGTGCTTCCTGCGGCACGCCAGTGACGCCGCCGTTGCTGCCAGCGCCGGTGGCGCGCATCACTGGGCGCAGGCGGTCTTCCAGCGCGTTCACGTGGCTGTGCAGGCGCTCCAGCACGTCGTTCGCGCGCTTCATGCAGCGCTCGATCTCGGTGGTGTCGCGGCCGGCCTCGGCGGACTTCAGCCGGTTCGGGTTGTCGTACATGTGCTGCCCTTTCAAGTTGGTACTGCGGTCGTGCGCTTGTGCGCTGGGTGGTCGCCGGGCGCCCTGCTGGGCTATACCCGATGACTGTTGATAATCTGAAACCCTTGGATTTACAGGCTTTCTTCCAAGACTCGCGCCACTTTCGCGCCACCGAAACCCACTTTTTCGCCGATCACATCAGCGGCGCGGGCGGCCGTGTCGAGGTTCTTCTCCAGGTAGCCCATCGTGGTCGCATGGCTCTTGTGGCGCATGACGCGCTGGATCGTCTGGATCGGCACGCCGGCCTCGGACAGCAGCGTGGCGAAGGTGCCGCGCAGCCGGTGCGGCGTGATGCCCTTGAGCGAGCATTCCTTGTTGGCGCGGCGCATGGCCTGGCGCGCGAACCCGGGCGCGAAGGCCTGGCCGCTCGGCTTGGCGACGATCAGGCCGTCCACCTGGCGCAGCGGCTCAAGGTGCTCGCGCAGCCAGGCCGGCATCGGTACCGGTTCGGCCTCCCTGCCCTTCGTGATGCCCGGGGTGTAGGTGGAGCGCTCCCAGTCCATCCACTCCCAGCGCGCCGTCGCCGCTTCGCTCTCGCGCAGGCCCAGCCCGAACATCAGGCGCACCGCGGTGCCGACGTCCGGGGCCCGGGCCGTGGCCGCGTCGACGGCATCGAACCAGGTCCTGGCCACATCGATCGGCAGGAAGGGCCGCGGCTTCTTCTGCACCTTGAGCATCTTCACGCGCCACGGCGACGTCGCCAGGATCTCGCGCTTCACCGCCCACATGGTCAGCAGCTTCAGGATCCGGAGCCAGTGGTTTGCGCTCGACGGAGCGTGCGTCTCGAGGTGCCGGCCGCGCGCCAGCTCGACATCCTTCGTCGTGATCTCGCCGATCGGCTTGGCGCCCAGGTCGTACATGTGAAGCCGGCGGAAGGTCTCGACGCTGCGGATGTGCGACGCGCTGGCCACCGGCCTGTGGACAACTACCCACATGCCAGCCAGCTCGTCCAGTGTGGGGACCGGCTCGCCGCCGTTGGCGCGCACCACCGCGGCGTCGTATTCCCGCTTCGCGATTTCCTCGGCCTTGGTCTTGCTGGCCAGCCGGGTGCTGCGCTGGACACGCACGCCGCCGACCTGGAAGCGAAAATGCCAGACGCCGCTCTTCTTGAAGAGGGTCGCGCTCATAAGTGGGCCGCCAGTCCACGGCTGCCGCGCTTTGCTTCGTGCCGGACCGGCATCCAGCCGGCGGCCAGGCTTTCGAAGCGCACCTGCTCGCCGATGTACGCCAGCGCGGCCCGGCCCGGCTTGCCCTGGCGGCACAGGGCAACGTCGACCTCGCACACCCCGACGTTCGGGGTGTCAGGGTTGTACACCTCGTCGCGGTACAGGAAGATCACGGCGTCGGCGTCCTGCTCGATCGCGCCGGAGTCGCGCAGGTCCGCCGGCATCGGGCGCTTGTTCGGCCGCTCCTCCAGCTTGCGGTTCAGCTGCGACAGCAGCATGATGCCGATGTCGAGTTCCTTGGCCAGGGCCTTCAGACCGCGCGTGATGCCCTCGATTTGGGCGTTGCGGTTGTCGCCGTCGCCGTCCATCAGCTGCAGGTAGTCCACCACCAGCAGGTCAAGGCCGTGCTTGCGCTTCACTAGCTTGGCCTTCATCCGGACGTCAATGAGGCGCAGGCCGCCCTGGTCGTCCTGATGCAGGCGCATGCTCTCGATCTTGACGATAGCATTGGTCAGGCCGGCCCAGTCCTGGTCGGTCATCATCGCCGGCTTGAGCAGGTGCTCGAGCGGGATCTTGCCGAGGGTGGCCAGGTTGCGGTCGTGCAGCTGCGACTTCGGCATCTCCATCGACAGTACCAGCACCGAGTGCTCGACCGCGGCGTTGCACGACACGTTCAGGGCGAAGGCGGTCTTGCCCATCTTCGGGCGCGCGGCCAGCACGACCAGCTCGCCGCGTCGGATCCCGCCGTTGAGCTTGTCGTCCACGGCCGGGAATCCTGTCGAGATCGCCTTGACCTCGCCGTTCTCGCGCCGCTGCAGCTCCTCGATGTGCGCGGCCAGCTCATCCCTCGCCAGCACCGGTTCGACGCGCACCCGGGCTTGGGCCAGCTTCTCCAGCACCGACGACGCCTGGTCGACCAGCGCGGCCGCCTCGTCGGGCGAGTTGGCAGCTGCTTCCGCGATCTCGCGGCCGTAGCGGATCAGGCCGCGCTTGATGGCCTTGTCCCGCACGATCGCCGCGTGGCGGCTGGCGTACACGGGCGATGGCGCCGACTGTGCGATCTCGTTCAGGTAGCGCATGCAATCGGGCACCGTGGCGCCGATGGCGACACCGAGCGAGACTACGTCGCAGCTGCGGCCCGCAGCCAGGTTGCGCAGCAACTCACGGAAGATCGCGGCATGGTCGGCCAAGTAGAAGTGCTCGGCCCGCAGGTCGCCGATGCGGTCCAGGGCGTCGTTGTCGCGCAGCAGCGCACCGATGACGCCCTGCTCTGCCTCGACGCTGTGCGGTGGTGGTTTGATCTCGTTGCTCATCCTGCGTCTTTCGATTCGAAGATTTTCTGGGCCTGCTTGCCCAGCGTGGTCAGGAAGTAGGCGCCGTTGCCGTCGATCGCCCACAGCTTCAGGTAGTTGCCCTCGACGTACTTGCGGAAGGCCTGGCGCCAGTCCTTGTAGCGCTTCGCCTCGCCGGTGCCACCAGGGAGGAACCGGCGCCGGAACTCGACCCAGGCCAGGGCGATGAAGTCCTGTGGCAGGCCGGCGCTCTCGGCGTAACGCCACAGGGGAGCGTAGTCGCGCAGCGGCCTTTCGCCCTTCGTGGTGCAGTCCTCCAGGAAGGTCTGCAGGACCACCGCCCCGGCTTTCGACCTGGCCGGCGGTGAGCCCCCGTCAGGGGGTTTGGGGGAAGTAGTTAACTGTCCCTGTCCCTCTCCCTGTCCCTTGGATGCGTTTTCACCAGCGACAACGCCACCGTGTCCCTCTGGGCGCTGAGTCGTGTCGCCTGAAACGGTGTCGCCCTGTCCCGGCGACACCGTCGATTTGTCGCCGGGGACATGTAGCGGCTGTCCCACGGGACAACCGGCAGCGAACCACGCATCGAACTCGGGGAACGGAACGTTTGCGCCCGGATGTCGCTCGTTGTGCTTCTTAATCCGCGAACACTCGGTCTTCAGGCGCTGGCGGAGCTTGGCCAGCCAGGCCTCGTTCGCCTTCCCGGCGACGACGGTGTGGTAGAGGCGTCCGTCCGAGCACTTCACCCAGCCACGCAGCGCGCCGGCGCGCACCTTCTGCCACTCCTTCACCACGCGGCCGTAGCCCGCGTACTGCGCCAGGATCTTGTCGTCGTCAGGGAGGCTGGCGGCCGGTACCTGATGCCAGGATGCGCACCACAGCAGCACCGCGCAGCGGAACTCATCGGCTTCGGAAGTGACGGCCAGGTCGCTGTCGCGCAGGCGCACGACGTCGAGCGGCATGAATGCGAAGTCCTGCAGGTTGCAGTCGGCTGGGGTGAGCGGTGCTGGAAGTGTCGTCAAGTCAGGGGCCTTCATGCTGCCGCCTGTTGAATCGAACCGAAGAGAGCTGCGACCGACCAGTCTCGCTGACGGAACACTGGCCAGCTGCTCACAATCGCCTGGTGCGGTACATGCACGCGGAGGTCGGCGCGCGGTAGTTCCTGGGCGAGTTGGATCGCCGCAGCGGTCAGGGTGCCCGGCGCTGGGCCGGAATGCCACAGGTAGCACTTCCCCTGGTAGTTCTCCAGCCGTACCCGTACACGGTGGGCGCGTCCTTCGGCCTCGAGTCGCTCAAGACGAAGCCGAACCATCGACCCGGAACATCCCAGTTCGTGCGCCAACTGGTCGACCAGGTGCGGGGCGGATTGAAGCGCTTTTTCGATGGCCGAGAGCAGCTGCTCGGCCGGCACTTTGTTGTCGGTCGACGTCGTCATGGAGGCGAGACCTCCACGCATGCGCTGCCGGCCAGCTTGTGATCGCTGGGTTCGCGGGAAATGGTTGCCTGGGTCATCAGCGCTCCTCCGCGATGTCGACGGCCCGGCGCAGATCCTGGCGGGCACGGTATTCAGCGCGCTGCTTGGTCACGTCGCCGCGGTGGGCGATCGCTTCCTTGTCGGCTTTGCGCCAGATGACGGCCTGCCGGCAGATGTGCTGCTGGTCGTGCTGTGAAGGCTCGGTTGCCTGTTTGGTCATTGGTATGTACCTCATGATGCTGCGGTGTGAATCGTCCATGCGCCGGCCTCAAAGACGCATGCGCAGCTGGCCGCTTGCGCCGTAGTTCACGCGGCCAGGCAGCGACAGGGCCACGTTCTGGCCATGTCCGGGCCTTCCAGGGTATGACTGCTGACGTTTACGCTTCTGCTCTGCAATCCAGGCTTTCGCGAGGGTGCGCAGCTGGGAGCTGTGCTTGACGTCAGCGGCGCCGCATTCCTGGTCGAACTCGACGAATTCGTCTGCGTTCAGCAGGGCCTTGACGGGGATGTTGCGTGGGGACTTCATGGGGTGGTTCTCCTAGTGTTGGCGGTTCAGGACTTCAGGTGTTGCAGGATTAGGTGGAAGGAGCGCCCGGGTCGACCAGCTCAGGCCAGATCTGCTCCCAGTCATCAGGGCGGAGCTCGCGACGGGTGGCAATGCCCTGTTTTTCGAGCGTCGGTGCCAGGCGGATCAGCTTGTCGTCGGGAATTCCACCCGTCTTCCATGCGTGGACAGAGGGCGGTTTGACGTTGAGGAGCTTTGCGACGGCCGTCGGGCCCCCGAGCTTCTCGATGATTTCGCTCGCGTTCATGGTTTCTCGAGTTGGTTTGAGGTAGTGCAATATTAGGAGTAGCTAACAAGGAAGTCAATAGCCACTCCTAATTAGAACTAGATTAGGATTGCCTAATGTCTTTATCTGAGCGAATCAAGGTCGCTATGCAGACCGCCGGTGTAAACCAGGTGGAGCTTGCGCGCGCCTGTGGTGTGAAGCCCCCAAGTGTTCATGGCTGGCTGAGCGGCAAGTCGAAGTTCTTGCGTGGTGAGAACCTGCTAAAGGCTGCCCGCGCGCTGCGCGTCAGCCAGGACTGGTTGGCGACTGGGAAAGGCAGCATGATCCCTGAGGTCGGGATGCCCGCGCCGGCTGCATCGGCATCACCCTTCATTGGAGATGCTGTTGACTTCGCGGGCGCTCGGCCCGTTGCAGCCGGGGAAGCCCCCGACACGGTATCAGTCCCGCGCGTAAAGCTGCGCCTTCAAGCTGGGGTTAGTCAATACGATACCGAACCCGACATGAATGGCGATGGCCACGAACTGGTACCTACCTCGATCATTAGGGACCTGGGCCTCAATCCTCGGCATTTGATTGCAGTCCGCGTTCGCGGCGAAAGCATGGAACCCATGATGTTCGAGGACGACATTGTAATTGTGGACACCTCGGACATTAAACCAATCAATCGCGAGGTTTATGCCATTAACTTTGATGGGCAACCGTGCGTCAAGCAACTTCTTTATCGAGGCGGGCAATGGTATTTGCATTCTCTTCATCCCGATCATGGGCCTGTCAACGTAAAGAGTAAGCCAACTAGTATCGTGGGCCGTGTAGTTATACAGCCGACGCGAGTTTTGACTGGGCGCCTTTAGGAATTGCAATGTACGAACTCGGGTGTTTTGTAGCCTTCATTCTTTGGCTCTACCGAACGGTAATTTTGCTTGTCGCTATAAATTCCACCGCAGAGCGAAATCTACGCAAGGTTGGCATGCGACATAGCTGGTACACCGGTAGCGTTGTCGTGATGACTTACTCGGCCGAGTACAAGCATCTCTTGGCGAGCGTAATCAAATTTGCGGCTATCCGGTTGATGTTCCTCGTCGGTATAATTTTTAGCTGGATTTCTGTCGTATGGTTTTTTGGATCGCTGATTTATTTAAAAGGAAAAGACTCCGGAGCTCCTGCCGAAGTTAAAGAATTTCGCTGGAAGTTGCGGAATCGCGATCTATCGTTTGACGACTTAGTTACTGGCCTTGCAAAAATATCAGGGGTTGATGCACCACTAGAAGTTTTGCGCAACGATATGTTTGAAAACATGCGCGAACGGGGCTTTAACGTAAGCCCGATGTTCTCGCATTTAAAATAGCTAACAACGACACGGCTCCACGCAAAGCACTCGCAATGTAGTACGACTCCTCCTTCGCTGCTCGGCAATCGTTTTCAACGTATCGACGCCCGAGAACATGTACGAGGTGGCCGACAAAATCCCCCCCTCTTCCAGGCCCCTAGCGGGGCTTTTTTACGGCCATAGCTTGTCCGCCTGGACAGGCGCGGCTACAGCGCCTCCCCTCCAATACCTTCCTCGTCAGACCTACCTACGAACAAATTTTCAACAAAAATTAGGAACTCCTATTGACATCGAAATTAGCCTCTCCTAACATTGGTCTATCGCAATCGAGCTCAGCCCTCGCTGAGCAGCGAATCGGAGACCCGCATGAAACCCTTCCTCATCAAAGTCCGCACCGCCACCGCGTGCTTCACGTTCAGCGCCCTCGCCGCGTCCAGCACCGCCGCCGCCGTCTTGACGGCTGAAGTGCTCGGCGACCAGGCATACGGCATCACCGTTGTCGCTGGGGTGCGCTGATGGCCACCACGACCCAGCTCACCCGCGTGATTGCCCTCATCGTTGAGGACGCGGTAGCGCAGCACCCGACCAGCGTCGAGCAGCGTGCCCTCTCGTTCGCGCAGATGCTATGTGGTGCCTTGACCGGGCTCGACTACAAGGATGCGGCCGTAGCGATTCGTATCATGCTGGGCACCCGCGCCCCCGCCCCCGCCGACGGAGCCTGACATGGCGCGCGTCGAACCGGATCGCGCAGCGCTCGAGTTCGCCCGCCACCTCCTGGGCTCGAAGGACTCGGTCGACACCATGCTCAAGAACCCGACGCTCAAGGCGGCGCTGACCGCCGCGGCCCGCCGGCACATGCGGCGCCGCGCCCAGTTCGACCCGAAGAAGCTCCAGGCCAACGACCACGACGATTAACCACCGCCCTCCCCGGGCACCCAACCACGAGGACCACTATATGTTCAGCACCCTCCATGAGCTCGCGAAGCAGGCGACGCTGATGATCACCGTCGCCGCTGAGGGCGACGACCAGCTGCGCGTCAACGTGACGCCGATGCCGTTCGACACGAAGGCGAAAGCGAAGCTGCCGCAGCCGCTGTCGCTGCTGGCCACGCCGACCGAGTTCGACGCCGACTTCATCGCGGCGCTGTCGACCTGGCAGGCGCCGAAGCGCACGCTGATCCAGCAGGCCCAGGATGCCGCCGGCGGCGCGCCTGCAGCTGCAGCACCGGCCCTGCCCGCACCGAAGGCCGACAGCAAGTCCGAGAAGCCCGGCCGCAAGCCCCGCGCCGGCAAGGGTGGCGACGACGACAAGAAGGACGGCGCGCAGCCGGCCGCCGCACCGGGCGACCAGGCCGCGGCCAGCGACCAGGTGGTGGCCGACACGGCATCCAGCGAACAGCCGCAGGCCGGCGGCGACGCAGGAACCGCTGCGGCCGACGCCGGTGGCGACGGCGCGACCGATCAGGGCACCGAGCAGGCCGGCGGTGCCGAGGCGGTCGTTGAGCAGCCTGAGGGCGCGGCGGCCGTGGTCGACCATGTCGCCAACGGTGCCGGCGAAGCGGCGGAAGCCACCGCAGGCGACGAGCCTGTGGACAAGTTCACCCTCGACCTGTTCTAAGCGGGGGCCGACATGCAAATTGATAACCTCATCCGCGAATTCCGCTACAACGGCGTCGCCCTGGCCGACCCGGGCGCGGCGCTGAGCCTGCCCCAGGTGCGCGACTTTTACGCCAACGTCTACCCGGAGATCACCAGCGCCGATATCGAGGGCCCGGAACAGGTGGGCGCCAAGGCCATTTACACCTTCCGCCGCGCCGTCGGCACGAAGGGCGGGCGCGCGTGCGAGACCGCGCTGCAGCGCCTGCGCGAGCATGGCCGCCTGGATCTCGGCGCTCGGCCGGCGCACATCATCACCGCCGACCAGGCCCGCGCACCGCTGGGCCAGCAGCTGGCCAAGATCCTCGAGCAGGCGCGACGCGCCACCGGCCCGCGCTGCCTCGCCCCTTCAATCAACCAGGTGGTCCTGCCGTGACTGCGATGCTGCCCGCCTCCATCCTCGCCCTGCCAGCGCTCGCGCCGGAGGTACCCGAGCAGTACGTCCTGCCCGGCGAGGACCAGCTGGCCGTGCCACTGACGATCGCCCTGCTCGAAGCCGGCGTGATCAGCGACGCGATGCTGCGCACCCCGAGCAACGCGCTGCTGGCCGATGTGTTCGGCGCCCGGGAGAGGCGGCTGGCCGAGCGCGCGCTCGCGCACTGGTGGACGAAGCTGGTCCGCGCGCGGCCGTGCAAGTTCTTCCGCTGGGAGCTGCACGTGCAGCAGCTGCAGGACACCGGCCACGGCTACGACGAGACGAACACGGCCTGGTTCTGCTTCACGCGAATGGGCGTCGTCGCCAACTACCCGCCGCGCTTTGCTCTCGCAAAAGGGACTGAGCAGCTGGAGCGTCTGCAGGAAGGCTTCGGCCAGACCGTGCTGGCGGTCCTACACGATGCCACCCAGCTGCTGCCGGACGCTCAAACCCCATGGAGCGCGCTTGGGTGGGTGGAATCCGTCTACTGGGGCGACAGCAACAATGACGTCGAACTGCTCGAGAACCGCCGTTATGAGCACGGCTGGGATACGGTCGCGGAGCTTGTCGAGAACGAGCATGTCGTCACACGCGAGATGTTCTACCGAGAATTGCCCGAGTGGGTGTGCGCACCGAAGCGCGTGCGTTCGCGCGCCGAGATCGGGGCGGCGGCCACGACGGCACTCGCGCGCCAGGTGGTCGAGGTGTGTGACGCGCTTCACGCCCTGGTCTGCGGCCCTGACTTTATCCTCACGCCAGCCGATAAGGGCACCTATCGCTGCGGCCGCGAGACCATCGACGGCTCGATGATCCTTCTCTGGAAACAGCACGATGTGATCGGCGAGATGATCGACGAGTACCTCAACGACCTCGGCAACTGCGGCGAGTACTGCGACTTCATCGATGCCAACCCGGTGCCGATGACCGCTGCCGGAATCCGCGAGTTCATGACCAAGACCGAGCAGGCGATCCAGGTCGCCGTGCTGACTGAAAAGCTCGTTCTGCTGTTGGGAGATGAATTTTGAGCCTGCATCCTGTGAAAATCGTCAGCGAAGGCGAGCGCGTCCTGCGCCTGGCCGGCGCCGTGCTGATGTACCAGTCTAACGTGGGCGACGTGTATGCCACCTCGCACCCAGTGCTGGCCGACGCCGTGCACCCAGGCCGCCAGGTGATCGGCGCAGGCGTGCCGCTGTCGAAGGGCGCGCTGGCGAACTTCGCGAATGCAGTCGGCGCCGCTACGGCGTTCACCGGCTTCCTGCCGGAGAACCTGCTGTTCAGCTCTCCAAACGTGATCGCCTGGTGGACGCCGGCCGCCGTGCGGATGACCTGGTTCAAGGCGGCCGGCTCCGGCACGCTGGAAGGCCACGGCATGGCCGCGCACCCGGCGCTCGTGTTCGTGGCCACGCCCAACGACTGGTTCGTATTCGCGCTGCGCGAGGACGCACGGCCCACGCCGCGCACTCGCCTGTACCACTCCCCGCATTTCAACGTGTGGGACGGCGGCCGGATCTGCACCGGCAACGTGGAACTGCCGCCGACCTTCGGCGCTGAGGTGATCGACCGCTACGAGCGCGCCTTCTTCCGCAGCCATTTCACGCACCCGAACCGCAGCAACGCTGTGAAGTGCAAAGGCGGAATGGAGCAGCTCTGGCGCGCCCAGCTGGCCAGCGCCGACCCCGACGCGATGCAGCGCGCGCTCGTTGATTCAAAAGAAACCCTGCAGGAAGCGATCACCCGGATCGCCGCCCGCGCCACCACCATCTAATTACAAGAGGACGACATGAAAAAGCAAGAATATGCCAACCAGTTCAACGAGCTGCTCGATATCTGCCGCTCATCCTTTAACACCTTCCTCGAAACGGCTGAAGCCGTCCTGCGCGAGGAGCGCCCCCTGCCGCTGGCCGTCGACGAAGCGAACGCGCCGGCCGACCAGCTGCAGATGGACATGGCCCTGCTGGCCGCAGCGCCGGTCGCCGCCGTGCCCCGCTACGCGCCATTCCACGCGCTGCAAGAAAACGGCCACCGCTTCCTGTTGGCGGCCGACGGCCTGCACCTCGAGGTGCGCCGCCCCTGGCTGCACTACATCCAGCAGCTGGCCAAGCACACCGCTGTGGCGATCCCGTTCGGCGAGATGGCGAAGAAGTGCGAGCTGGACTTCGGCACCATCGGTAGCGCCCTGGAGCTGATGAAGGAGTTCGCTGCGAAGGCGAAGGCCGACGCGCCGCTCGAGGCGGCCGCCAGCCTGCTCTGGAACCACAAGGAAAAGACCTGGCGCATCGCCTACCCCAAGGTCATCGGCGAGGCGACGACCGGCAGCATCCAGTACGAGCACGTGGTGCCTGGCGAGGACGAGAGCCTGGCAATCGACCTGCACAGTCATGGCCACCTGGGAGCGTTCTTCAGCGAGACCGACAATGCCGACGACCGCGGCTCGGTGAAGATCGCGGGCGTTTTCGGCGACCTGGACAAGGCCCAGCCGACGGTAGCGTTCCGCATGTGCGTGCTCGGGCTCTACATCGACATCCCGGTGCCGGCGTCGAAGATCTTCGGGTGATCGCATGCCGCACATCACGCCCCCCACCATGCTGAGCCATAAGGTGCGCATCGCCCTGATCGGCTGCGGCGGCAACGGCTCGCAGATGCTCACCGGCCTGGCCAGGCTGAACCACGCCATCACGGCCCTGGGCCACCCTGGCCTGCACGTGAAGGTGTTCGACCCGGACACGGTCAGCGAGGCGAACATGGGCCGCCAGCTGTTCGGCGCCTTCGACGTCGGCGCGAGCAAGGCGCACGTGCTGGTGAACCGGATCAATGCCTTCTTCGGGCTGGACTGGGAAGCCGTGCACGGCCGCTACGACGACAGCTCGATGCAGTTCGGCATGGCGATCGCCTGCGTCGACAGCGCCCGGGCGCGCCACGAGATCCACGCGAAGCTGCAGCGCTACGGCGTGCACTACCTGATGGACCTCGGCAACCGCGCGGCCGACGGCCAGGTGCTGTTCGGGGAGTTATTCACAGGCCGGGCCGGCCTGGGCGCGCCGGCGAACAGCGCACCGCTGCCGAGCCCGTACCAGGTGCTGCCCGAGCTGGTCGACCTGCAGGCCGTCGAGGACGACACGCCCAGCTGCGGCCTCGCCGAGGCGCTCGAGCGGCAGGAGCTGTTCGTGAACCAGTCGATCGTGACGCCGGCGCTGTCGATCCTGTGGGAGTTCTTCCGCAAGGGGCAGCTGACCTGGCACGGTGCCTTCGTGAACCTGCGCACCGGCAGCATGCGGCCGCTGAACGTGCGCGAGCCGGCCGCGGCGCCGGCGGCGGATCTCCCGGCGGCCGTATGAGCACGACGTTCGAACAGGCGCGCGCCCTGTACGGCAGCGACGAGCAGATGGCCCGGGCCCTGTTCGACCAGGTCGCAGTCCTGCGCCTGGACCTGCAGCTGCAGCAGGCGCTGCGCCGGCGCGCCGAGGCGAAGCTGGCCAAGAGGCCGATCGTGATGAAAAACCCGAAGAATTAGAAAGTTCGAGATGGCGAATAAAACCACCCTGAAGACCTGGCGCGAGCGGATCGGCGCCAGGCCGGATTTCCCGCTGCACGCCCCGACCGACGTGGAGCGGGCGATGGAAGCCGAAATTGCGGAGCTGCGCGCGAGCATCGAGGACGTGCGCCGTGTCGGCGCGCTGATGGCAAACACCATGTTTAACCTGGGGCAGAAGGCCGGCACGGTGGTCGACCAGCGCCTGGCCGACAGCATGCGGGAAATGCAGCGTGCCTGGGATGTGGCCGTGCGCACTGCCCCAAGGGCAGTCCAGCAGGCAGCGTGCACGTGCCCATCCGGAGACGGCTCCCTGCGCTGGCCCTGCCCGGCGCACTCTCCAGCCTGCGTGTTGACGCTGCCAGTCGCGATCATGAATTTGCCTTGCAAGCCCAGGCGCGCGATCGCGTTGCATGGCGCGTCGAAGCAGGCATACCAGGAAGGTCACCGCGATGCGCGCCATGCCGCCGCTGATCTGGTTCTAGAGCGCGCAGATGAGCTGGCGGCGCTCGCGGTCCCACACTCGCAAGCGACCAGGGAGATCGGCAATGAAGCGTAAGAGCGACAACCCTGCCAAGGCCATCGACGAAGCTATGGTCCAAGAGGCACTCAAAGCCGTGTCGATCATCCCGAAACTGAAGCCGGAAGAGCGGGGGCCGTACCTGAGCGCCCTGCTGATGATCTCCTACAAGCTGCTGCGCACGGTAGAGGGCGATCCCTTCGTGCGCGGCTGGCTGGAGTCGGCACTTGATGAAGTCAAGACGAGCCCGCCCGATGTCGCGATCCGAGAATTCCACTAAGTCGAGAGGAGAAAAGTCATGAATTTCGAATACGTGCGCAGCCACTACGGCGTTCCGGCCGAACTCGGCCGGCGCGTGGTCGTAAGCGGTAAGCCAGGCGTTATCGCAGCTGATCGAGGCCACTACATCGGGGTTAACTTCGACAGTGACAAGCCGGGCGTGGTCCGCAACTGCCACCCGACCAGCGAAGTGGAGTACGGCGGAATGGGCAAGGTGCGTAAGCCGAGCAAGGGCGCGGCGCGCTATGGGCGCTGGCTGGAATACGGCGATGCCTTCGATTCCTTTATTCAGTTCTGCCGCTGGGACGCTGAACCCGAGCGCAGCTGGAACCGGGGCTACTGACAAAACGATCAAGGAGGAAACAACGATGAGCACGACGACTGGATATCTCAGCGCGGACGAGCTGGCCGAGCTGGTCGACTGCAAGCCGAACCAACGCACCAGGATGGTCACCTGGCTGCGGCAGAGGAAGTGGAAATTTGAGGTAGGTTCAACTGGGCTTCCCAGGGTCGCGCGAGCCTACCACGATAGGATGATGGGTATTACCGATGAGCCGAAACGACAAAAATATGCGGACGAACCGAACCTCAAAGCCTTCGCCGGCGCCCACTAAAGAGAAGACGGGGATCGACAGGCTTTACAAGAGGACAGGTGTCAAGAAGGTGTCGTGGTACTACCAATACCCGGACGGCCGGAACGAAACCGTGGCGACGGCGCCGGCCGGAAACAAGGAAGAGATCCGCAAGGCGGACATTGTCGCGAAGCGCAAGGCGATCGACATCCAGCAAGGGAGGATCATCGCCGGATCGGTCGCCGAGCTGATCGACCGTTTCAAGACGGAGGAAGACCCGAAGCACTACCTGGACCAGTCAAAGGAGGGTCTCGCGGTCAGGAACGGCACCTACGCGAACCTGATCAAGTTTTTCGGCCAGATGGCTCCGAATTCGCTCAAGACGATCCACGGTTATCAGTACGTCGAGGCGCGGGCCGCCGACGGCGCGCCGGCAAAGGCCTGGAAGGAGCTGTACACCTTCTCGACCATCTGCAAGAAGGCGATCCGGTGGGGCGTGATGGAGGCGAACCCGTTCGTGGACATGGACACGGATGTGCTGGAAAAGGACGTGCGCACCGTCACCAGGTCGCAGATCGTCCGGTTCTACCTGTGGAGCCAGCGGCAGGACAACCGAGTTGTGCGCCTGATGGGCTGCATGGCCCTCTTCACCTACCTGACCGGGTTCCGGACAGCGGAAGTACGGCCGATGCTGAAGACGGGATGCTCACGCGAGGGCGTGACGGTGACGGGCGCCAAGCGGAAGCGCGGCGAGGCAGAGGTGTTGAAGCTGCGGGAATGGTCGCCACGCCTGCGCATGGTGGTCAAGCGGATCGAGCAGGCCCAGCAGCACATGCCGTCTGTGCCGCCCGAGACCGCGCAGACCATGGCGCGTATCGCTATCGCGATCGCCAAGGGCGAGACGGCGAAGGCCGCCGCCACCGCGGCCGGCATGAAGGAATCGACCTATTACTACTGGGTCGCGCGGGTGAGGAAGGACGAGCGGGTCAGGCCGAAGGAGTCGGTCTACATGTTTCCGGCAGCGGGCGGAAAGTGCTATACGAAGGGTGGCCTGTCGTCGTCCTGGCAGGAGGCCATGCTCGCCTACGTGAAGACCCGGGATCCTGGCGTGACCGAGAAGACGCTCACCCAGCACCCGGAGTATTTCGCCCAGCTGGACATCCGCCCGGCCGCGATCACGACCAAGCTGGCCAACCGGGAGGCCGACGCATACGACTTCGCGGCGCACGCGAACCCGCAGACGACGCACCGCCATTACGACCGCCGGCAGGTGAAAAAAGCACGGGCAACGGAGTAA